TCCCAGCTGATAACGAGACATTTCCGTTTCCGTGGTCTCTTAAAATTGCTGTACCATTAGCCCCCATAAGTAGTTGTTTTTTTAAGATTAAATCACCAGTCATAGTACCACCAGTAGTAGGTAATGCTCCTATTTCAGTTGCTGTTGGTTTATTTCCTTTGTGATAAATTTCATATGCACTACTCCCCTTATATATAGTTGGATTTTCTGTCATTCCTACCCAACCCAAAACTAGTGAGTCATTTGGATTTAATCTAATCATATTTCTTGTAGTACCAGCTGAGTCCATACCTGCATATGCCTTATTGTTAGGAATTATCGGCGAGCCTGTTAATTTTCCACCAGTTTTATCAAACTTAGTAGCCAGTGTACCCTCTATATTTCCTATAGCTGTATCTACGTCCTCCACTAAGCCAGCTACCGTATTATTAGCGTGGTTTATGGTATTTCCCATTTCTTTTATTTTATTATCTGCCTCAGAAACTTTAGTATTAACTTTATTAGTTAACTCAGTTAGCTTAGTATCAGCCTTATTATTCATAGCATTTATAGCTTGTGTAGTTTGAGACTGTACTTGAGACAGCTTGTTATCAGTAGTAGTGTGCATTGTATCAATAGCCTCATAAATGTCTCTAATAGTTTTCTGTAATACCGTAAACTCATTAGTACTCTCTATAAAGTTACCATCATTTATTTTATGATCCACAATTATATAAAAAGTTAATGTAGTTATTAGCTCCTTACCCTCTATCTCTATTTCACAGGCTATCTCTCCCTCAACGGCTATCATTTGATTAGTAATAGCTACCTCACAAACTCCATTTTTAGCGTCTATAATCTTAGCGAAATTATATACACCTTTTCCGTCTGGTTTTTTAGCCATAAACTTAACTACTTGCCCTGTTAGGTCTACAGGTTTTCCGTCCTCTGAAAATCTAAAGTGTATTTTATTACCTGTATCAATTTGCTTTATAGTTATAATCTCAAATATGTCTCTTTTAATATCAATTAACATACAGTATGTCCTAATAGCCATAATACTCCTCCTTTGTAAATTAAATACCGTATCTACTATCTAGTACAGTAAATACGGTATCTTATAAGTAAATTTATTTAAGTTTCTTAATATCAATATCAGATACTATCCCTAGAGTCCTTAGCTCCTCTAGTGTAAATCTTTTGTTTACTGGTAATATCTCCTTAGTTTCTAAGTCTACCTTATAATCATTTATATTTCTAAGTACCTCCTCATTAGTTGGTACGTTCATACAGTCGTACACTATATCATAATCAATATATGAGACAGGGTACATATCCTGTATAGTTCTATATAAGTCTGAGCCTGTAGCTGTAATGATATTACCTGTTTGTTTACTGTAAATTATAAACATTTATTTATTCCTCCCTTTGAATATTATTATTCAATTTTATAAAAATCCCATATACATAATATTAATTTTTCCTCTATATGCTGGATATGTCTCAGAGGTATTAGGATTACGTACCATTAGCTTAGGTAGAACTGTCATATAGCCTTGTTTTAAAGTACTTCTATCGTACATTTCTACATTGCATACGTATGTTAAATCCCCTACATTTTCTGGTATAGCGTTACCTGCCCACCAGCTAACTACGTAGTCTTTACCTTTGAACTCCTCTGGAAAATAACACCTTACATATGTATTAGAGTTAGCTCCAGTAATAGACTCTAAATAAGTATAGTATTGATAAGGCTTACCACCATTAAACTTACTGGAGTACCTTTCTAATCCTGCTGTACCTATCTTAGTATAAGAGCCGTCGCTATGAGTCCATTTACTATGTGCGTCGGTATGCTCTGCCTTAGCTGAGCCTGTACCACCTATCTTAAAACTATCTCCGTCAAAGGTATAGGTCTTACCTTTTAAGATACCGTTAGCCTGTGCCGTTGCGACTATCTCTACCTTACTAGCTGTCTGATTAATTGACGTAGTATGTTCTGATACAGTAGTCTCTACTCCTGTTACCCTATCCTTAACCTTATTAGTCTCAGTAATGTTAGTAGATATATTCTTAGCGTTCTGAGCTATCTTACTATTAGCTGTGGTAATTTTACCGTCCAGAGTCTTAACTTCTCCAGATACCTCAGCTCTAATCTCTGTAGCTGTTTGAGATATTAGAGACTGGTTATTCTCTACTCTACCGTCGGTATATTCCTTTAACTGAGATACTTCCCCTCTAATCTCCTCAGCTGTTACAGATAGCTTACTCTCTAGTGTTACTATAGCCTTATCAGTCTCGCCTATAGCATTGCCTAGCTCGTCGTACTTTTGGCTCACTTCTTCCCTTACATCAGATACCTCTAAACTAATCATATCGTGAGTCTGTTTGATTATTGTATTACCCTTTTTCTCTACTATGTCCTCTACGCTATTCTGTATTCCTACTACAAAGTCCTCTACTAAATCTCCCAGAGTTAGCTCCTCAACTTCTCCAGTAATAGCGTTCCTCTTAGTCTCCTGTACCTTAGCCACTAAATTAACATTAAAATACTCGTGATACACCTTAATAGTATCTCCAGTATTAAGACCTTTTAAATTAGAAAATCTCTTGTACTCTCTAGTATTAGATAGGTCTATAAAGTCTATTTTAAATGATACTTTAGGTATATCCACTTTACCCCAATATTTAGTAAGTATCGTATTCTTTAGCTCTAAAGGACTCTCTATATCTTCAAACTTAATTACGGCTGATAGTGGCTTAAAATACTCTCCAGCTTTAGGAGATACTAGCCATTCACTACCATTATTAATATCTTTTATAGTTAATCCTTCCTTACCTACTGGCTTTATTCTAGTATAGATACCTGTATAATCTCTGGTCTCTGTAAACCCTGCTATATTCTTTCTAAAGGTTACAGATAGTGGAGATACTACACCTATAGTCTTTTTAATCCCTATATTAAAATTATCCTGTAGTAGCTCTCCTCCCCACCTTTTAAGTATCTTTTTGTGAATACCTTCAAATGGTAACTCGTTTATAAAGTAAGCCGTACTAATTGTATCAATATCTGTATCTAATACAGTAAATCTCTTATCTAATACTATTTTTCTCAGTGCCATATCTACCTTAGTATCTACAGCTCTATAGTCGTCTACTATATCAAAATTAATGTCATAGGTTATATGATATAATAGGGCTGTTATTTTTACATTTGTCTCCTGTATATTCTCCTGTGAGTATAATCTAAATAGCTGTCCACAGGCTTTTATAATGCTATGCTGTCTTAACAGCTTATATTTCCCTCTGTCGTCTTTCATAACCTCAATTTGTAAGGAGTACTCCCCATTTAATTTATGAAGTATGACAGCTGATAAAGTTATATTATCTAAGACAGCCTCCCCATTATGAGTAAAGTCCGTCTCAGTTGGTTTATATAATGTTATCATTTGTTATCCCCTCCTATCTATAAGTACAGGAGTAGCCCTATTTTATAAGGCTCTCCAGCGTGGTAAAATATCTATCTTAGTAGCATTAGACTTAATAGTATTTACTCCCACTTTAAAAATAGGGAACTTACCTATCATTTTATTATTTAATAAGGTATCACCTTTAAAGCACTCCATTAGCTCACTATCTACCTCTATATACTCTGATACGTCCTTAAAAGTTATAGCCTCACCATTTAGAGTCATTGTTATATTTCCAGAGCCATAGATTTTTAAATATGGTAGAGCTGGTATATCTGTCTCATTATGTATCTCAGTAGTATTTGAGACAGTGTGGCTACACATACCTTGTCTATAGTGTCCGTAGGGCTGACATTCAAAGGTAACTAAAAAAGAGCCAGTATTAGCTACTAACTCCTTAAAATCTACCTTACTTATCATTTTAGCCTCATACTCTACCTCCAGCTCGTCACTTATTAGTAACTTACCGAAAGGCTCTGATAGCCAGCGTTTTATTTTTCTAATATGCTGAGGAGTAAACTCCCCTACTACTAAGCACTCGAAATCTATAGTAAAAGTACCGTAAGTACCTGTATCTAAAGTAAAGGAGCCGTCTCTAAACGGCACCTCTATAGTATTTACTTTTCTTTGTGGGACAGTCCTAACAGGAGCTGTCTTTATCCCTATTTTAAATTGTTTAGAGGAGATACCATTATATACAAAAAAGTAACCCCTCTTATCTACTCTAGTACTCATTACCTATCTTTCCCCCCTGCTAAAATTATAGCGTTGTCTGTAATACTCTAGTTCCTTAGCTAGTTGTGCTACGTCTTGCTCTCTGTTGTTTTCAAACTTCTCTATATGGATAGTAGTACCACCAGTACCAGCGTCTCCAGCTAGTATCTTATCTATAAGCTCCTGCTGTTTATCCATACCTATTAGTTGTGGTAATTTACCTAATGGTAAGATAGCCTCTTTACCTGCCTCACCGAAACCGTGATT